TTTAAATTTGCTTGATAAAGTGTTACCAATTATTGAAGAACAAGATTATGAAGTTGATATTGAAGATAATAGAACACCACATGATTTTCAGTTTCAATTAATTGACGAAAGTTTACATTTTGATAAAACTTGGGGACCAAAACATCCACTGGCTGGACAGCCAATTGTTTTAAGAGATTATCAAGTAGAAACAATTAATAAATTTTTAGAACAACCACAATGTTTGCAAGAAATTGCAACTGGGGCAGGTAAAACACTTATAACAGCAACACTATCTCAATTGGTTCAACCATATGGTAGGTCAATTGTTATTGTTCCAAATAAATCATTAGTATCACAAACAGAAAGTGATTACAAAACACTTGGATTAGATGTTGGTGTATATTATGGTGAGCGAAAAGAGTTTGATAAAAAGCATACAATTTGTACTTGGCAAAGTCTTAATGTTATGTTTAAAAAAACTAAAAAGTTTGAAGCAGAAGTAAACATAGGTGACTTTTTGCAAGACGTGGTATGCATTATGGTAGATGAAGTACATCAGGCTAAAGCAGACGTGCTTAAAACACTATTAACGGGTCCATTTGCTAACGTTCCTATACGTTGGGGACTTACAGGTACTATTCCAAAAGAAGATTATGAGATGGCATCATTACAAGCAAGTCTAGGAGAAGTTATTAATAAATTGTCAGCAAGTGAATTGCAAGACAAAGGAGTACTTGCACAATGCCATGTAAACATTATACAGACACAAGATACTCAAGCATTTAGTAATTATGCAAATGAGCAAACACATTTAGTAACTAATCCACAAAGATTAGAGTTTATATCAGATTTAATTGATAAAATTAGAGCAGAAGGAAATACTTTAATACTTGTTGATAGAATTAAGTCTGGACAATTGTTGGAAGAACTAATAGTAGGGTCAGTTTTTGTTCAAGGTAGAACAAAAATGGAAGATAGAGAAGAAGAATACGATAGTATTGCAACAGAACAACATAAAGTTATTATTGCTACCTATGGTGTAGCGGCAGTAGGTATTAATTTACCAAGAATATTTAATTTGGTATTATTAGAACCAGGAAAATCTTTTGTAAGAGTTATACAATCAATAGGTAGAGGTATACGTAAAGCAGAAGATAAAGATCATGTAGAAATATGGGATATAACGTCAACGTGTAAATTTTCAAAACGGCATTTGACTACTAGAAAGAAATTTTATAAAGAAGCAAACTATCCTTTTACAATAGAAAAGGCAACAATATGAACATATTAACAGTTGAAAACGTAACATATGATTTAAATGCAGTACCAAATGAAGTTGATGACTTACAATACTGTGTTTTAGATTGTACAAATCCAAAAGCATTAGATTATTTTTATATTCCATTAATATTTTTAGAATCATTTAACGCACCAGCAGTAATTCTTGATATTGGTGGACAACAAATTGAAATGCCAATGGATTGGAGTATAATGGTTGGTGAAAAAGAGCTTGGTATTTGTGAAATGGTTCCACTTACAAGTTTAAATGATAGAGGATTTGAAGCATTTGTACATAATCCATTTTCAGGCTATACACACGAGTTTAAAGAAGTTAAAATAGTAAATGTATTTCAAGAAGTAAAATGGTATTTTCCAAAACTTAAGAATGGTCACGTATTAACAATGCCAGTAAAAGCAGGAAATAAGCCAAGTTGCGTATTTTTTGCAAAAGAATTAAACCAAATACCAGATCAAATTCAAGTAGGAGACTTGCTATAATGTCAGATAAGAAAATTAACCTAAATCAAATGTTATATAACATTGATATGGCTAATTCTAAGTGGTATGGAACTTTAGATAGTGAAGAAAAGAAAACTTTTTCACCATATACAGCAATGAGATTTGCAAGTAATGTGCAAGGACAAAAAGCATTTAAAGAACATTATATTTTGGCTGTAAATGATTTTGCTAATAAACAATTTGGATTAACACAAAAGCATGAAGGTGATTCAATGTTATTTTGGAAGTTGTTATCATTAGTAGGTATTAAAAAGAAAATGTTTCATCCATGGGTAAAAGCACCAAAAGGCAAAGGTAAAAAAACCGCAATAGATAGATTATTAACAGAATGCTACCCAATAGCAAAACGTGATGAAATTGAAGTGTTAAAATTAGTTAATGATACAACAAGTTTAAAAAAATTAGCACAGCAACAAGGTTGGACAGATAAAGAAATTAAAGAGCTTGGTAAAAAATAATGTTTGAATGCAAGTATTGTAATGCAAAATTCACAAGAGAATCAACATTGGCAGTTCATATGTGTGAACCAAAAAGAAGATACCAACAAAAAGATGAAAGATTTGTGCAATTAGCATTTAGAGCCTATCAACATTTTTATAAACAGACAATGACACAGGCAGTAAATGAAAGAACGTATGATGATTTTGCAAAAAGTCGTTATTATACAGCATTTACAAAATTTGGAAGGTATCTTGTTGACGTAAATGTTATTGATCCAACTGATTATGTAAATTATTTGATAAAAAATACAGTTAATATTGATAAATGGCATTTGGATTCAGTATATGAAACTTATGTAAAAGTACATAGTAGAAAAGAAGAGGCCAGAAACGCAATAGAACGTGGAATATTAATAATGAAACGTTGGGAAGATGAAACTGGAAAACCATTTCATTTATTTTTAGAACATATAACACCAAATAGAGCAGTACATTGTATTAGATGTGGAAAAATTTCACCTTGGATCTTGTATAATTCCAAAAGTGGTGTTAAACTATTACAATCACTTAATGCAGAGCAAGTTGCATTAGTAAATGAATACATTGATCCAGACTTTTGGACTGCAAAATTTCAAATGGCAAGTCAAGATGTTAGGTTTGTAGAAAATGTATTAGAAAAGGCAGGCATATGACAGATGAAAAACTACACGGAACGCCAGAGATAGTGGCAAACATTGCACAAGAAAGTGATAACCAAGCAGTAAAAGAAAAATGGGAAGAACTTAATACATTAGTTCATTTAGTTCATAAAGATAAAGTAATAAAAAAACAAGCTGAAGCAACCAACTTGTCAAAAACATGGGAAGAAATAGATCACAGAATGAGATTAGTTAAAAATGCAACAAGAGGAACAGGCTTAGATCTTGATACAGATGATTTAGATAATTGGGCTCCTGGAGTATCATATTCATTTACAAATGATGATGGTACAATGGGTAGTGTAGGACATGGAACACTTTCATCAGACAGTTTTCAATTAGACTTACCTATTGATAATGACGATGAAAAAGCCAAACAACAGAAAGATCCAAAACATAATCAATGGTAAACATAGCAAAAACAGATATTGATATTGATGTAAAAGACAGAGATGTTTTATTAGAAAAATTAAAACATACACCTGCTAGTATTATACAAAATGGTGAAATTAAAAAACATAATACTGGTGTTTACTTTACAGACATACCAACACATCCGTTTACTAATTCTGCAAATATAGATTATAAAGAAGCAGAAGATAGAGGTTATTTTAAATTAGATATTCTTAATGTTGGTGTATATGATAAAGTTAAAAATGAAAAACATTTGCAAGAGTTAATTGATCAAGAACCTGATTGGAGTTTGTTAAAACATAAAGAAATAGTAGAACAATTGTTTCATATACATAATCATTTTGATATTATTAATAAACTAAAGCCAAAATCAGTTGAAGAATTAGCGGCAGTATTGGCAATTATACGTCCAGCAAAAAGGCATTTACTTAATGAAAGTTGGAATAATATTAACGAAAATGTTTGGAAAAAACCAACAGATGATTCTTATTATTTTAAGAAAAGTCATGCTGTAGGTTATGCTTTGGCAATATGTGTACAATTAAATGTACTATCTAATCTTATTGTTTAATTATCAGTCTTTTTAACTAATTGAATTTGACGTCTTTTAATACGTTTCCTAATAATATTGTTTAAACTAGTAACTGGACCAAATACTAATTTTACATCTTTTGTCGTAAAGGTTTTTAAACAATTTTGAAACTTACTAAAATCACCTGCTAAAAATATATTGATAGGTATTACTCTATTTGATTCCCACCACCATGTATCGCCTAAACGTAAAAATTCACGTTTTTGATCTTCATTATCTATAATATCATATACATACATACTGGTTACAAAATCATCTTGATTTTGCATAATACCAACATATTCAGTAGTACCATGTTTTATACATGATAAAAAGGGAAATTTGTCTGTAAGTTCGTTGTAATCCATCACTCTATTATACTTGCTTTAATTCTATTTAGCAACATAAATATACATATAATTTGAGGGAAGATTTGTAATATGTCAATAAGTGTATATGTGTATAATAATACCCACACAGTGATAGTAAATACAAGTGCAAATCAAGGTAATGTAACTATGTATGATAAAACTATAAAATTGTATCAAGGTATTGATAATACAGTAAAGTTTGAATTAAAAGACAGCGATAGAGCTCCTGTTGATTTAACTAATATGACTGTAACAATTAATATTATTGATAGTAATAGTAAAGAAACGTCAATTTCAAGACCATTAACAATAACAAGTGCAACAAAAGGACAAGCGTCATTAAGTTTAACAAGTGCTGATTTATATAATATAGCAGATGGCTTATATAATTACAGTTTATACACTACAAATAATAATAGTGAGCAACAAATTGTGTTTACAGATTTAAATCGTGCCGCAGTTGGAACAGTTGAAATTATTGAAGGTGTTATGCCAAACCCAGCAGAAACTTTGACTATGGAATGGAATCCAGGAACTAATGATGGAACTTGGTATTATTCAAATGCAGTAGCAGGTGCATCTGAACGTAATTTAACTTCAAGCAATCATACTATTGCAGTTTATACATCATCATTTGTTGGTAAGTTTAAAATGCAAGGTTGTTTAACAGATACAGCGAGTAATGATAATAATGATTGGTTTGATATACCATTAACAAGTGGTACAACTGAAGTATCATTAACATCTTCAGATTCATTAGCACCTTATAGATTTATAAGTCAAGCAAAATGGGTTAGAACAGCATATGATCCAGATCCATCTAACTCAGGAACATTTACTAAAGTATTATTAAGGAATTAGTAATGGTTTCAAGACCAGTTTTAAAAATTGAAGAAATCCAAAGAAATGATTTCGAAAGAATTATTCACGCGACAAATTCAGATGATAATTTTAGTTGCTATATTGCTGTTCATTCAACTAAAGTTGGTCCGGCTTTTGGTGGAGTAAGATTTTGGAAATATCGTGATCCAAAAACACCAATACGTGATGTTTTAAATTTATCAAAAGCAATGACTGAAAAATGTGCTGTAGCAGGAATTCAACTTGGCGGCGGCAAAGCAGTTATTGAAGGTGTACTACATAGAGAAACAGGTAATTTAGGAGTAGAACCAAAACGTATTATAGGCTGGCTTGGCGAAGCAATTAATTATCTTAAAGGTGATTACTATGCAGGATTAGATGTTGGCTTTGATTATACTATGCTACAAAATTTAAGAAACTTTACTGATTACACAGCAACATATTCAGATCCAGATGTTGGTAGTTCGTGTACAGCATATGGTGTTTACCATGCAATGAAAGCCGCGGCAGAACATAAATTTGGTTCAGATTCTTTAGAAGGTTTGAAGATTGGTATTAAAGGATTAGGTAAAGTAGGTTTTCAATTAGCAAATTATTTAAATGAAGAAAAAGCAGAATTAGTTTTTTCTGAAATAGATCCATTAAAAATAAAACAATTTAGAGATTTTAGTAAATGGAAGTTTAAAGTAGTACCAACATATAATTTACACAAAGAAGAACTTGATATATATTCTCCATGTGCATTAGGTAATGATATAAAATTAAGTATGGTAAAAGATATGAATTGTAAAATTATTTGTGGAGCGGCAAATAATCAAATTGATTTAGTTGATCCTGATAGAACAGTAGAAGAATTAACTAAAAAAAATATATTATATATACCTGATAGTTTGGCCAACGTTGGTGGAGTATTTCGTTCTGCAGGAACAATATTAAAGTCAAGAGATGAATCAGAATCATTCCAATTAATAACTACTATACATCCAAGAACATTAAAAATATTAAAATATGCTGAAAATTACAAAGTAACACCATATGAAATTTGCAAAGAAATGGGCAAGGCTATGTCAGGTGAAGGTCAAAATAGATTTAAACTTGATGTTGGTGGCCTAGGTGATGTAAAAGCTGGTAATAATACTTTCACAATCTAATTGACTTTTTGTTAGTTTTGTTATAATATATAAGCATGAATCTTCAAAATACAATACTAACACATTTAAGTGGTAAAAGAAAAAAGACACCAAGTGGATGGACAACAGTAAATTGTCCAATGTGTATAACAAATGGCCAAGCAAGGCCAGACACACGTTCAAGAGGTGGATTTAGATTTATTGAAGGAATGGTATATCATTGTTTTAATTGTGGCTTTAGTACGAGCTATAAGCCAGGAAGATTATTTGGTAAAAAGTTAGTAGGTCTTTTGAGAGGCATTGGTCTTCCAGACAGTGAAGTTAAAAAACTTCAGTTGTTAGCAATACGAGAAAAAGAAAATTTTAAAGACGAAATAGAAAAACCAAAACCAAAAATTAGTTGGCGCGAAGTACAACTACCAAAAGGTTCTAAACCGTTAGTTGAAATTATTAAAAATGATAATCCACCAGATGATGCTGTTTGGGTATACAAACATATTATTGATAGGGGACTTGATCATTATAATGATTTTTATTGGTGTAATGATACGTATTTAGATTTAAATAGAAGGTTTATTGTACCATTTTATTACAATGGAAACACAGTTGGTTATACATCAAGAATAATTGATAATAATCCAGATAAGCCAAAATATTTTACAAACTCACAACCAAATTATATGTACAATTTAGATGTGTTAAGTAAAAAAAGAAAATATTTAATTGTTGTAGAAGGTGTGCTTGATGCATTAAGTATAGATGGATTAGCAGTACTACATAATAAACTTAATCAACAACAAATAGATATTATAAATGAATTTGAAGGTGAAATTATAGTTTGTCCTGATAGAGATAGAGCAGGTACAACACTAATTGATCAAGCAGTTGAAAATGGATGGGCAGTAAGTTTTCCACCATGGCATGAAAGTATAAAAGATTGTGCTGACGCTGTTAAAAGTTATGGCCAATTATTTACTATAAAAAGCATCATTGAAAACAGAGTAAATAATAAAGTAAAAATTAACGTACTAAGAAAGATCGCATAGGAGAAAAATAATAATGGCTGATTTAGATAGAAAGAAAAAAGACGATAAAGCAAAAGGACCAGGACCTGCCGGACAACCACTTGCACCAGGTATGATGATGTGGGAAGCAGGTATTATGTATTTTGCTGACGGGTTTGATGCAAAAACAACGACACCGGTTATTAATACAATTATTGAAAAAAATTTAATGCCAAACTCACAAAGACCAAACCAGTTAACATTAGTGATTAATTCACCTGGTGGGCAAGTACATTCAGCATTTGCATTAATTGACACAATGAAAGGATCTGCTATTCCTGTAAAAACTGTAGGGCTTGGTATGATTGCATCATGTGGACTATTAACATTTATGGCAGGTACAAAAGGTCGTAGAGTTCTTACACCAAATACATCAATACTATCACACCAATACAGTTGGGGATCAGGTGGTAAGGAACACGAACTATTTGCAAGAGTTAGAGAATTTGAATTAAGTACAGAAAGAATGCTTAATCATTATATGAAATGTACTGGTTTAAATGAAAAGAAAGTTAGAGATATTTTACTACCACCTGAAGATAGATGGTTAAGTGCTAAAGAGGCAGTAAGATACGGTATAGCAGATAAAATTGTTAAAACTTATTAAAGGATTTTATGAACCAAACATTACTAATTATTTTTTTATTAGTATTAGGTTTATCAAATCTTTATCTAGCATATCAAATTATAGAGTTACAAGTTACAGTAACAGAATTGTTTGAAATGGTATATGAAAATAGAACTATATTAGAAATGTTAAAATTATTTGGAGTTGGAGTAGACGTATAATGGAAGTACAACTAATTGATAAAATGGGTTCAGACCTAACTGTGGTGAATGCCGCAAGAGTAAGTTTTGGAAAAAGCAAAGATGTGTTTGGAGCATCAGATGAAAAATTAATTTCATTTTTAGCAAAGCACAATCATTGGTCACCATTTGCACATTGTAGTTTACAATTTAGAATTAAAGCACCTATATTTGTTGCTAGACAGTTAGTAAAGCACCAAGTAGGTTTAAGTTGGAATGAAATTAGTAGACGTTATGTTGATTATGAACCAGAATACTATATGCCTAAAAGTTGGAGATTACGAGCTGAAGATAAAAAACAAGGCAGTAGTAGTGAAACAATCGAATATGATATCGCTAATACAATAAAAAATGCTAATACAACATACAATGATATGCTGGCCAAAGGAATTGCACCCGAGTTAGCAAGAATGGTATTGCCACAAAATATGATGACAGAGTGGTATTGGAGTGGAACATTGTACGCATTTGCTAGAGTATGTGAATTAAGGTGTGCTGAAGATACTCAAGAAGAAACAAGAACAATAGCAGATTCTATTGATCAACTATGTAATGAAGAATTTCCATATAGTTGGAAATATTTAAGACTTGTAAAACAACAGGAAGGTGTGTAATATATAATTATGAAAGAAATAAAAAGAGATTATACTGCTGATTTGCCAGATGATATAAAAGCAAAAGAAGAAACAAAGAAAAATATGTGGAAGAAATTTTATGCAAAAGGCGGAGTAATTGAAAAAATTCCATATAGAGTTACAAAAGAGCAATTAAAAAAAGGACAGTGGTAAAATGGCTGTAACTGACTATAAAGATTATAACGAAGAATTACAAAAACTTTTTATTGAGTTTTGTGCAACAGATCCTGAGTTATTTGTAAGAGTTAAAAATATAGTCAAACCAAAATACTTTTCACATAAACTATCAAACGTAATTAAATTTATGTTAGAGCATTCAGAAGAATACAATGCACTTCCAACAATAGACCAAATAAAAGCAACTTGTAGTGTTGAACTTAAAAAAGTTGAAATAGATGAACAACATAAGAATTGGTTTTTTGATGAGTTTGAAACTTTTTGTAGACACAAAGCATTAGAACACGCAAT